GTAGAACTTGATATTCAAGATGGATTTATCGTTGGTGCAAAAGTTACTAAGGGTGGTTCTGGATTTACAAGTTTACCAGAGATTAGAATAAATAGTGACACTGGTGTTGGTGGAAGACTGTTACCTGTTCTCAAATTTACTAAGGTTGGTGATGCTAAGAAGACACTTGCACAACTACCTAAGAATATTGAGATCGTTACTGTTATTGATTGTGTACAACAATAGGAATTAACTATGACAAAAGGAGAAATTAGTGACATAGGAAGTAAACCGAAAGACGGTAAACTTTTTTGGAAACAAGCTGGTATAAGACATACTTACCAGAGTGGTCAATCTACTCTTCATGGTATGACATTATGGGAAGTTAATACCCTAGAGAGAACTCAGATGGGTTTTTATTCTGGTACAGGTGCTACTAAAGAAGATGGGCCTGGCCGTGCTAGTCATCAAATGACAGTTCCTGGCTGTTCAACAGAATGGCTTGGTGAAGGTTTAAAGGTAAGAGGTGCTGATAATGAAGGGGAACCTCCAGAAAAGGCAAAACTTATTGTTGCTAAACGTGGCGATATACATTTAATTGCAGAAGATGGTGATATAATATTAGAAGCTAAAAATATTAGAGCTTATGCTCAAGGTGGTGGACAAGATGGTAATTTTAATGTAGACTGTTGTAAACTTGCTCAAATTAAATCACCAGATATAAGACTTCAAGGTGAGAAAGTTTCTATTAGAGGAAGTAATACTGTTAGTATTGTTGCAGTTGGTTTTATGGATCTAAGATATGGATTTGCAATGGCTTCTGGTTTTGCTGATTTTATGTTTGGATCTATAGCTCCTAAACATGCAATGGTCAATTTAGCACAAGGATTAGCGGAGGCGATTAGTAACTAATGGAAATTTCTAGATTACATTGTGATAAAATAAACATTGGAGGAGATGATGTTTCTTACAAAGCTCCTGATACAACTGCTAATGGAACATTAGTTGCTAATGGTCCTGTTTTCTTTGGAAAACCAATTGCTGCTCCAAATCCAACAGCTGTCTTAAATATTGGCCCAACTGGAGCTGAACAAGCACCTTGGAATTTACAAGAAGAGTTAGAAACTGCTTTATCAATGCAAGTTGATGGCAATACTCTTATGGTTGGTAATCCTAAGACTGCAAATACTTTATCTTTAATGCCTGGCTGTGCTGGTGTTGATGTATTACGTGTACAAGGTGATGCATTTTTTAGTGGTGCAGTAGATTGTGGTAATAAAGGTAAACTTGCTGCAAGATTTGCTGCTGCAGATGCTTCTCCAAAACCATTTGATTTGGTTCATCCTACTAAAGGTAAAGGTTATAGACTTCGCCATGCCTGTATCGAGGGCCCAGAAGTTGCTGTATATTATAGAGGAAGACTAAAGGATTCTAATAAAATTATGTTACCATATTATTGGAAGGATTTAGTACATGAAGAGAGTATTACTGTACAAATACAACCCATTGGAACAAGACATTTCCATATTAATGTTGTAGCTTTTACTAATGAATGGATACTTTTAAAGGAAGCAGACGATAAACCAATCGATTGTTTCTATCATGTATATGGTGAAAGAAAAGATATTAATCCTTTAATTACTGAATATGAGGGTGATGGTTGGGAAGATTATCCAGATCCAAATTATGATCCTAATAAAGTAGACTCTGAAGAGAAAAACACCAAAGACCCTCGATTTGCTGGCCCACCTAATACTATTACTAAATGACAAAATTGATTTATGTTCAAGATGACTTTTTAGATCCTTCTCTTTGTAAACCTTTTATAGACCTATACGATAAGAAAGATAGTTTTCTTGAAACTGTGACTCATTCAAACCCGAATGAGAGTTTATCTAAATATCCAGAGATACCAAAATTTGAATTTGATGCTAATTATGGCGCCAAATATTTGGGTGGTAATGTTGATCCAGTAGATCTTACTAATTCAAAGGATGAACTTTTTAGTAATGTAATAAATGATGTAACTAAAAGGTGTAAAACTTTTGATGAAGATATAAAGTTACAATATGTTGGAGTAGTGAGATGGCCTATTGGTACTTTCATGAAACCTCATATTGATGATAATAATGTGCATGAACCAGATGTATTCGCTGCAATGCTTTACTTAAATGATGATTTTACGGGTGGTTCTACATGTTTTGAAGATATAGAAATTAAACCAGAACCAGGCAAATTGATTATATTTTCTAACCACCAACATCTACATTATGTAAGTGAAGTTGGAGGTGCAGAAAGATTTGTATTATCCTTTTGGTACAGTAGGCCTTAATGCCTGCATGAATAAATAAAACTATACAGAATCTGTAATCAGAGAAAAATAAGATGCCTCTTTCAAGATTAGAAAATTTTCTCAAGAATATTCAGGGTAACGTAATATATGTTGACCCTAATGAACTTGATGCGACTGATAGTATTGAGAACCAAGGTAACTCTCAGACTAGACCGTTTAAGACAATACAAAGAGCTCTTATTGAAGCTTCAAGGTTCTCTTATGTATCGGGACAAAGAAATGATAAGTTTGATTTAACTACAATCATTCTTGCTGCAGGAACTCACTACGTAGATAATAGACCAGGCTATATACCTTATGATTCTGGTAGTACGGCTAAGTATTATACTAGGTTTGGTAATAGTAACCAGACATTAAGTCCATTTGGTTTAGGTAGTAACTTTGATTTAACTGCTGCAGATAACGAGTTATATAAATTGAATAGTGTTCGTGGTGGTGTAATAATTCCTAGAGGTACATCTATTGTTGGTAAGGATCTTCGTAAAACAAAAGTAAGACCTAAGTATGTACCTGATCCAGAAAATGATCTAATAGAACCAAGTGCAATATTCCGTGTAACTGGTGCTTGTTATATTTCCTCATTTACTATATTTGATGGAGATCCAGCGGGAAACGTATATAAAGATTACACTTCAAACTTATATACTCCTAGTTTCTCTCACCATAAGTTAACTTGTTTTGAGTTTGCTGATGGCGCTAATGCTGTATCTATTAATGATAGTTTCTTAAATGTCAGTTCTACATCTACTGACCTTGATATGTACTATCAGAAGGTTGGTGATGTTTATGATGCTGGTACTGGTAGACCTATTGAACCTGATTTCCCATCAGGTAATTTAGATTTCCAAACAAGAGTAGAAGAATATCGTATTGTTGGTTCTAAAGGACAGCAAGTTGGTATATCATCTATTAAGGCAGGTGATGGTGCTTCTTCTGGTACAACTATTACAGTTGACATGGAGAATAGTTTAACTGATCTCTCTATTGATACTCCTATTCGTATTTCTGGTATTAGTACATCTGGATATGATGGAATTCATGTTGTATCTGAAGTTGTATCAAATACACAGTTCAAGTATGTAGTTAGTGCTGCTCCTAATAATCCATTACCTACTATCACTAGTGCTAGTGTTAACGTAGAGATTGATACTGTCAATTCTGCTTCTCCATATCTCTTTAATCTATCTAAGAGATCTGTATTTGGTATGAATGGTATCCTTTTAGATGGTACTAAGGTTACTGGATTTAAGAGTGGACTGATGGCTCAGTTTACTGGTACAGGTCTTCAGAAGGATGATAAGGCATTTGTTCGATATAATACAACATCTGGACAGTATGATGATTATACAAGTGTAAACAACTTGCACTTAGATCCAGAATCTGTATATAAACCAGCATATGAGAACTCTCATGTTAAAGTGTCAAATGACGCTATTGCTCAGGTTGTATCAGTTTTTGCTATTGGACATAAAAACCAGTACGTAGCTGATAGTGGTGCTGAACTTTCTCTATCCAATTGTAATGCTAACTTTGGTGAGAATGCTTTAATGTCTGAAGGATTTAAGAAAACTTCTTTAGGTCCAGATAACTCTGCATATATTACACATCTTATTCCGCCACAAGAAATTACAGATGGAACTGTAAATGTTGATTATTTACCAATTGATGTAGATAAAACTATTGGTGTAGGAACTGTTACGAGACTATATTTTGAGGATTATACAAACCAAGATGCCCCACCTCCATATATTGTAGATGGATATAGATTTGGTGCTAATCTTGATGATAGACTAAAAGTTCAATTGAATGTTAATGGTAATGAAGGAGACTTCCAATCCAGAATAGTAATGCCTACTGCTACTGGCATCACTACTAATACAGGAGAAAAGAGATATATTGTTGATAATAACGTTGGTGTAACTAGTATTAGTTCTAATGTTATTTCGTTCAAGACAGATCATAATTTAATTGATGGTGAATCTGTTCGTATTTTTGCTGATAATGGTTTCTTACCTGATGGTTTAGAGGAAGATACAGTTTATTTTGCTATTGTAAGTGGATTAAATTCAAATGATCTTAAAGTTGCAAGAACTTTAAATGATGCATTAGATGGAACTGCTCTTACTATTAATAATACTGGTGGAGAATTAACTGTTGTAAGTAGAGTATCTGATAAGAGGTCTGGTGATATTGGACATCCTATTCAATTTGATATTCCAAATAAGAATTGGTATGTAAATGTATCTAATGAAACTATTGATAATGAGATATATCCTACTATCATTGGTGTAGGTACAACAGCATTAGGAACAAATACACCTAAGACATACCTTTCTAGAATTGATAGTTCTAGAGGTATTGAAGATTCTATCTATAAGTTTAGATATGTTATTCCTGCTGGTATCACAACTGCAAGACCTCCAATAGAAGGTTATGTTATTCAAGAGACTAATGATACTACAGGTTCTAGTAATGCAGAAATAACTGCTACATCATTAACAAACATTGATGATCAAAGAAATTTCCACTTCATTAATGAGGCAAATTGGAATAGTAATGTTGCCACTGTTATGACAGAGGAACCTCATAATCTAGAGGTTGGTGCAGTTGTTAATGTTAATAAGATTACTTCTTCAAATAATGCTACTGGTATAGGTAGTTCTGGTTT